CCTTTAATTAAATCCCTAATAGCTTCAACACTACCTTCTTCAAATCTATTAATCGTCCTTCTCTGATCTTCAGGTCTAAATCCTTCCCTAACACCCTCGGTAACTATTCTCTGAGCACCTCTTTGAATTTCAATAGCATCTTGAAGAGCTTTACTACTCGCGATTCCCGCAACACCAAATCCAACCTTAATTGCTGTCAGATTATTATTCATCATTTGTTGTGTTGAAAGTTGTTCAGCCGCGAAATCCTCTAAAGTTTTAGCACTACTTGTCTGTGCTTTTAGTTTTTCTAAATCACCTTGTTGTAATTGGGATACTAATTTATCTTGACCATCTACCTTAACTGTGAATCCACCTTTCAATTTATCAAAATTAGCAACACCTGATAAAAACATTTTAGTTTCTTCATCAATACCACCAATTCTTAATTCTTTTGATACTTCGGTGAGTTGGGCACGTGCTTTAGCCATCTTAACCATATTATCATAACTAAGACCAGTTTCTTCTTGAATTTTCATTAAGTCACGTCGAGCAGAAGGTGGTATTTCAAATTTACCAGTTTCTTTATTTAAATAACCCATTTTTTCTACTACACCCCCAATAGCCTCTTGTAACCCTTCAGTGTCTTCTTGTGCTAAATACATAAGTCTAAAAGGATCAGCCAAATCACCAACAGCAACACCTAATCTTTGAAATGTATTAACGGCACTTATAGCCCCTTCTGGATCAAAAACTTTTGATGCAAAATTAAACACATCACTCATATCTATTTTCAATAGGGCCGCTTTTGCTGCCATTCGAGCTAACCCATCAACACCTGTTTGAAAACCATATTTGTTAGCGTTAGATAGATTATCACCGACCTGTGTAAATACCGCATTTGTATTTGCACCAAACTTTCTTGCTTCAGATAGAATTGTTAATGTATTTTCACCAAAATTATACATAGATTCCCCAAACTCAGCAAATTTAACAAAATTTTGTGTAATTGTTTGGATACCTAATCCTGTTGCCGTTGCTGCCGCTTGGATTTCAACCATATTTTTAGCACCAACAATAAAACTATATTCAAGTTCTGATGCTATATTTTGTATTATTTCAGCAGTTCTTTGAGTTAGGTTTGCAACATCAGTACCTGAGTCAATAACTAACGCTAAATCCTTTGAGACATCAGCAATCGTCTTAGAAACCTCTCTATAAGTTTCCCTATTGGCTGTCATATTTTTTTGGACAGATCTTGCCTGTTCGTCCAAATTTTCACGAAATTCTTTTACATTCGCAACAAAATCTTTAAGAAAAATGTCCGATAAACCCTTACCATACTTATTAAGATCATCAAAAATGTTTTGTGCCATAAAAATCGTTTACAATAAATACTACTTACTCAGTTTTGGGTGATAAATCGGTAACTAACTTATTCACTAAATATTTTCTTAAATAAGTCGGCATAAGGTGAAAATCTCCATATGAAACATGAAGATGTTTAGCTAAATAATAAAATTCGTCAGATAAGTTCTTTTTGTGATCAGAAGAAAGGACGAAAAAACTCTGCCCCAAAGGTGATACTCAATTCTACCTTTTTTCCGGATGGGGCTATAACAGTCTTCACAAGATCTAATCTTGGTTCATTTTCGTTTATATATTTTTTGATATATTTTGAATCCATAATTGGCATTGTCTCAACGAATTTAATAATATTCTCAGGGTTAGTATCGCCATTAATACTAACGATTGATTTAGCCAATTTATTTGTTACCACAGGTGCTTTACCAAGGGGATACATACTTTGGATTCTATCTAAATCCGATTGTTCACCTAAAGTTAATGGTTTAAGTTTTACCTTTACCTGACTTCTAGGTAATGTGGTTGTCCAAGTTCCATCATCATCAGGTAACTGATTTGATTGTTTAATATTTAATTCATCTAACAACACATTCCCCTTGAAAGGTTTTCCAGTTTCAGGATCAACTAAATTAAACACGTATTCAGGACCAAATGACGTATTTCTTAAAAAGATGAGAATAGCTTCGATGTCCCCATTCAAAAGGTCTTCAGGTCTGATACCTGGTTCATATAATTTTGACCTAACTAGTGTTGTTACAATAGAATCTGATGGAGCACTCATTATTGTGTTCTCATCAGATGCGGTTAAATAACCAACCTTAACCGACTCTTTTTTATTTTTATAAAAAATACCTCTTGATGGTAGTGGTACTACATCGTGGGGTAAGTTAAAATCAATTTGTCCATATTGTATAGAATCTTCCATAAAAAAACCATAGAGTTTTACTCTATGGTTAAATATAGTTAAAGTTGTCTTTTTATAAAGACAATCTCTGTCTTAAATCAGAAATAACCCATTCAGGTTTTTCATTAATATCTTTTTCCCAATAACGAAGTAAAATTATATCGTTATTTGCACATAACTCATCTTTATATTTATCATTTTGTTTTGTTATTATTTGAGTTTCATATATTACTTCGTGGTGTTTTGAACTAGGATTACAATGATAAAAATCACCATCCACCTCTATCAAAATATTATATGTTTCAAGATAAAAATCAAATAGTCTATGTTTATACTCGTACTGATATTCAAAATTAAGATTGAGTAATCTCAAAATAGTTTCAAATTTAATCTCAACTCCACTAGGTTTTTTACTTATTTTTGATTTAAGCCAAGTAATTCTTCGTTTAGACGCATCTTCTTTTAATTTAGGATTATCTTCGTATCTTTTTTTTTGAGTAATCGACAACTTTTTTTTTGAGTTTTCCGATTTTGGTACACCTTTCAATGAATTAGATATTTTTTTTCCTCTTTCTTTGTTATTTCTTAATTTTTCTTTGATTCCCTCAATCTTATTTCTCGTTTGTTCATTATCGTTTTCCCACCAACCTTTGTATTTTCCTTCTTTCCAATTTTTCTTTTGAGTCTCTATTGCTTTTTTGTGTGTCTCGGGATTTTTATGGAAATTGTTTTTACCAGGTACTCTATTATGATGGGACTGAACAAACTTTGAAAATCCTTTTGATATTGAAATAAAGTTAGTGTACTCACCACACCCACACTCACATTTTGGTTTAACTCCATTTAAAACGTAATCAACATATAAATCATCTGATTTCGTTTTGTGTTTTAGAGTCGAATGTCTTAATAATGATACTAGTCCATCATATTCTTTCTGACATATTTTACAAATAAAAATTCCCATATTAATATATATGGGAATTAAACGATATTGTCAATGGTTAGGTCTATTTTAATATAAAAAAATCAATATACCAAGATACAACGATCCATACGTAACGAACAAGAAAGTGTTGCCAACTTATCATCACTATATGATGCTTGAGACCAAGATACATCAGTTAAGAAAGTATTTTCAAGTATCCATTTCTCAACAACAACACCCGTTGGATCTAACATTTCCAAATCAATGTTTTTCTTATAACCCGCAGCATAACCCATACGACCTGTAACTGATTCCGCGTGTAAACGAACCCATTCCATTAACGCTTGTGTTGCAGAAGGACCAATTGGGTCAATAAAATCAACTTTAATTGGATCCCAATTAAATCTACCAGCAACAAACGTACTTGTATTCAAAAATGGAATTTCAGTGCTACCAATCTTAATCGCAGGTCTACCTGAACTTTGTACATACCATTCGTTTATACCCAATGATGAAGGGAATCTTAATATAAATCGGTTGTTCCTTTTGGGTTCATAAGGAATCGGCATTTTCATCAATAAATCAGCCATATCTTTAAATTTTAATCTTTTTTAGTTTTTTATATAAATACTCGTCAAAAATTTTTTCTATTTGCTTTTTTTTTTGACAAACTATTCTGTTATTAATATTTCTTTTTTATACCTCCGGTTGTTGAATAAGTAGCAAATTCAATTCCTTCTGGTTTATTTTTTTCAAAATAAGATTTCATCTTTTCAACATTTCTAATATCGTCATCTGAAAATCCAATTTTTGGTATGAATTCATTTCCTATTTTCTCTTTCACAAATATTTTTTTGTGTATTTTTCTAGCAATTTTCTTTATATGTTCAATAAATTCATTCATCGCATCTATTTTACCTTCTTCAGGATTAGAAGCACTACCAGAACCATAACTCACTGGAGAAAATTGACACATATCTAAATACTCACGAATTATTTCATCATCAGACATATCTTCCATTTCATCTATGGATCTATATTTTCTAAGATTTTTTATCAAAAGTTTTTTATTAATACCCTCATGATTATTAATAATCATATTATATACACTTTCTTTTAGTGTATTAGGTTTGTGTCCTCTGGCGGTGATAATAGCAAAAACAGAACCACCATTTATTGCTTCAATAAAATCATCCCAAGCAGGTCCTACCTCAGCGGTCATTGAATCAATAATGAAATCCTTGTCTCCTTCTGTTCTGAAATTTCTGAAAGGGTCGTTTGCAAATCCAATAATTGTCCTACCTTTATATTTGAAAGGTTCTTTTCCAATCTCTGTTCGATATTCAGCAAAATCCTCAGTACCCATCATAACTTCATCACCATCTTCATCCTCCAAAACAATTTTAGTTGGCATATAAAGTAAATTATCATCCCAATCAAAAGCATAATACTTCATATCAGGAGTTCCTTCATCACCAATCCCCTCGGTTATGTAGGAGGGGATTAGTGAATTTAGGATTCTATTTCTCAATATCTCTTTCATTTATTAGATATTTTCAAAAGATGCTCCGGTAGGAGTGATCAAGAACTCAATGTCAATGAATTCTAAAGATTTAGTTGGTTTGATATAAACTTTACCTACCAATTGGTTTCTATCCAAATCTTCAGGTGAAGAACTTACTGTTACTCTGAAATCATATAAACCTCTATCTCTTCTAATTGAATCTAAAATAGGATTAACCGCATCTAAGAAGTCCTGTCTAACTTTCTCGTCATTTTGTTCAAACAACAATCTAACGGCAACAGCAGAAATTAATTTACGAGCCTGTAACAACAATCTTCTAACATTTAATCTGTCAAGTGCTGATTGTGCAACTTGTAAAGTTTTATTACCCCAAATTACTGTACCAACATCTGAGAAGGTAGCAATAGGATTAATTCTTCCCTGATACAATGTATCTCTATCTGTTTGTGTTAATTTTCTTCTAGCCTTCACTGAACTAACAAGACCTCTTGTATAACCCGCTGATGCGAACCAAGGAAATGCAATATTATCTGTAAGTGCTAAGTTTCTACAAACTTCACCTGTTGATGGGAGATATATTTGTGTGTTATTAACCGTGTCTCTAACTAAAATCCAAGGATAGTATGTTGCGGTATAGTTAGAATCAATACCCGTATC